GCCTGCTTTTGCGTTCGGACCGCCAGTAGCTCCGTCAATTAGAGTAGGATCAGAAATTACTTTTGGAACTTTGTTACTGAATTTTTGACCACCTGCGGTATTAATAGGAGCACTATTCCATTCAAAAATTCCAAATGCTGTACTGGAAGTGTCTAACCAATGAGTACCGTTAGCAGGATTAGCAATAGGTTCATCTGCGGTAGCTGTTAATGCGTCAAGGTCGATATCAGCACGAACTACATATGCACGATTGCTTACGCCTAGTAAGCTATACGCTGCTTGTAATCCATACTCATTTTGTTCGCCCCCATGAATAGGATTGTTATTAGAGTCTGTTTTAAATACAGGATCTCCGAAAGTATCAGCCAAATCTTTTTGACTGGTTAATAAGTAAACTGTGCCGGCATTAGCTTTAATAGTACCTGGTGCTGTACCTGTGCCGCCGCTATTAGATTTGTTTTCAGCAGTTGCTACAATAACTAACGGTACTGTGCCTGGTTCTGCTGGTGTATAAAATGACTCGTCAATTACTTTGACTTCTACGCCTGGTGAACTTAATGCCATCTGGATTCTCCTTGGAGTTTTGTTCTTATTGTATTTATTGTAAAATAATAAAATTGGTGTAATAAGGCCTCAAGAAAAGGGATTAAAAAGGTGTGCTATAAATAAAAACATGTCACGACCTTTATGTATTTGTGGTTTCAGACCAGCAGCTATAAATTATGTTAAGAATGGTAAAACATATTATCGCAAGAAATGCGAACTGTGTTTAAAACACGGCACAGGTCACGGAATACCAAAATGGTACAGGGACGGATATCGACAAAAGTTAATTTGCGATAAGTGTGGCTTTAAAGGCAAGCACTGTGAACAGTTTAACGTTTTTCATGTAGACGGCAATTTAAACAATAGCCGTCCTAACAATCTAAAAACAGTATGTGCTAACTGTCAGCGAGTCCTACATAAAGAGGGCGTTCAATGGCGCCAAGGCGATCTTCAACCTGATTTCTAAGTTGATTAAATAGATCATCTATGGTACCGTTGTTGTCAATTTCGGCATCAATTCCTTGATTTCCAACCCAACTGTATTCACTAGCATGTACTTTGGCTTCATTTAGGTGCATTTTACTTAATGCCCATTTCATGTTAGTAGGACCTTGATTGTGATTCAATGCATGTTCAAACCAATCTGGATCTGCGCCGCGCTTTATTCTGAATACTTTACCGCCGGCATTTTTAATAGCAGCTATTTCGTTGGGAAATCTTACATCTGTAACAACAACATTATCATTAGTTTTTCTAATTTTATTTTCTAAACTAGCGATCCAAATATCGTTGTGAAATCCGTTACGACAAACTTCTGTGCCCCAGTGCTGTAGTATCCAACGAGGTGTAATTTCTTTGCCTAGACGTTCACTCCACCAAGGATCTACTTGCTCGCGCCACTCGCGACTTTCTTTTGTGCGTCCTTCTAATAGAGTTCTGTCCCATCCAAACACACATGCAACTGCATCTTTCAGTGTAGATGCAAAACTGTCTCTTCTAAATCCATGAAAATTTACAAGATAGTCCGCAGCAGTATCTTTGCCCGAACCAATGAAACCTACAAAGCCAATAATCATAATGCCTCCTGACACTATAATTTATTATAATTTTGTTACGTTGTCAAGTTTTTTATGTTAAAGATGGTGCTTCTTGAGCTGCTGTACCTTCAGAGAATTCTTCAAGTGCTAGTCTAGCGTATTGTAATCTTTGAGCATCCGATGACGGTGCAGCCACTTCGTAATATTTTCTTACTGCGATAACTGCTTGTTTTAATGCATTTTCATCTGTGCCAGTAACATTTTTCAAAATTCGGCCAGCTCTGACGTGCGTTGTTTCTAACTCATGAGCTACAAATTCTAATTGTTGTTTTAAATTTGTATTTTCAGGACGAGTATTATGAAATCTTCCTAGATTTTTCCATCTATCACCTTGCCATTGTGCTAAACCATGACTTGATTGATTGTTAGTATCGTTTGGATTTAATGCTTTTGCCGGGTCTTTAGTCCACAAACTTTCTACGCTAAAATTTCCTACTAAGGCTGCTGCTTGTACTGGTGTAAAATCATTTTTTTCAAAAAAGTTATAAACCATTTCCGCAGTTGCCGGGTTTATCTTGCCCCAATTTCCTTTTTTTTCTTTTTTCTTTACAGGAGCTGTTTCTCCTTTTAATGCAGCATTGAGTTTTGTTAAAGTCTTTATACCAGCAATACCGTCGGTTCTTAAATCGTGCTTATTTTGAAAAACAATTGTTGCTGCTTTAGTTTCTCTTCCAAAAATTCCATCTATTCTTCCCGGACTAATTCCTAAAGATTGTAAAGCAGATTGATAATCTTTTACTTGTCTTCCGTTCGAACCTATAGATAATTCTACATCAACCGGCAATTCTTTTTTTTCAAAAAGTGCAATCAACGATTCGTCCAAATCGATAATTCTCATTTTAAACTCCGTACTTATTTTTCTTAGGTGTTGCTACTGGACTCACAGTGTTGATCGATTTGTTTTCTTCGCTTGGTCCTTTTTGAACAATAGTTCTACCTTTAATTCCTTGATTTTTTTCTGCTCGGTTTACAATCTCTTCATCTCCTGAAGAATACATCCACACCGCAGGTATATCCTTTGCTGGTCCTTCAGAATACCCAGGGTTATCAGGACTTCTTGCCATTGCTACTCCAAATCTGTACATACCATAATACTGATCAATGTCGTCATATTGCCTAGCATGAGGGCCTGCATTTCTTAAAGTTTTAGATAACTTTTTTTCTACTTCTACAATGAATTCTTTAGCTCTCATGTTATCCAATTATCCATGTCAACGGTGTTCCTCCAGGAACATATTCTTGTAACTCTTTTTCTAATTTTTCTATTTCCTCTTTGGCAGCAGATTTTAAATCGTTACCGTTGAGTTGTCCTGATCCGCCTGGACCAGCAATAGCACCAAATTTACTACGTGCCTCACCTAACATTAGTTTGCAATTAGCAAGACTATAATCTTTAATCCATTGAGCTGCATATAAGTCTTGAATAAGAATATAATCGGGTCTATAATTCTGGCAACGAAGCATTATTATTTCACCTTCAGTAAAAGGACGCTGTAATATTCTTAAAGTTCTACTAGTGTTTACCCATTGAAATTCTATATAACTTCCAAATATTTTACCTACCATTTCTTGATAACTAGCAAATAGATAGTAGGTAGAAATACCTCCTAGCATGGTGCTATTTAACAAATAAGTATTTGTATAGGCCAAATTAAAAGGTTCAAAATTGCTTCCAGTTCCGCCGCCTGTTCTTGATCCTAGTGTACGTCTAAAAACACTTTGTACATTAATTACTTCTTGAGGCAAAATGTAATCATTTTTGTCCTTTTCTAGTGTCAAGAACATATAGCTTTCTTCAACACTATTAGAACTTCGCTGTCTAAACTTAGCAATAGCTCTATCTAATGCAGTTTCGTAATGTACAGGATCTAGTTCTACATCAATCATGCCATCACCTAGCATGTTTCTGCAATAGTCATACACTTTTTGTTTAATTTCCTGCGGGTTGTCTGGCAAATTATCGTTCATTCGAATCTCCCAAAGTATTTATCGCTAAATATTATACTATGCCACGTATCTCACTTTACCGCCCAGAAAAAGGGCAAGATTATAAGTTTATAGACCGCCAAATTAACGAAATGTTTACCGTTGGAGGTACAGATGTTTATCTGCACAAGTACATCGGAACAGGCACAGGTGCGAATTTTAAGGACGCAACACAAGTTCAAGATTTACTGTTTTTAGAGAATAGAGACAGGAAATATGATACTAGTGTGTACAGAATACGAGGACATTATCAAGTACAAGACATTGATTTTAATCTAAGTCAATTTGGATTATTTTTAGACAATGACATGGTCTATATGACCGTGCATATTAATTCATTTATAGAAAGAGTGGGCAGAAAACCGCTACCTGGCGACGTGTTAGAACTTCCTCATCTAAAAGATAATTTTGCATTAAACGATTTTGATGCAGGAATGCCAAGATACTTTGTAATTGAAGATGTAGGTCGAGCATCCGAAGGGTTCAGTATGACCTGGTGGCCGCACTTATACAGATTAAAACTAAAGAAAATTAGCGATAGTCAGCCTTACAAAGATATATTAGATAGACCAGTGGACGATGATGTTTCATTTGCTGGCGATTATGATGCTACAAAGAGTTATGCTCCTGGGGAAACAGTTAGATTCGAAGGAGCATTTTATACTGCCAATACTGCTACAACAGGAGTGGATCCTGGAGATAGTTCTACTTGGAAAAGTTGTTACACACAAACTATTAAAGATATCATTAGTACTAACGGAAAAGATTTACAAATTAATGATGCAATACTTTCCGAAGCAGAAGCTAATACAGCTAAAAGCGGGTACCAAACACAACAGTTTTATACTTTAGCAGTTGATAAAGACACAGGTAGACCGGCACTTAAAACAGCTGACGATACTGATCAAATTGATATATCATCTACATCATCTAATGCAATCGATGCTAGCACCATTCACGCAAGGCCAGTACGTCCTGGTTATGTAGGGTATCTATTAGATGATGCTATTCCAGATAACGGATATGCTATTTTTGGTCACGGTATAGCGTTCCCAGATGGTGCTCAAGAAGGCGATTATTTTTTAAGAACTGATTTTATGCCTAATCGTTTATTTAGATTTGACGGCGGAAGATGGATCAAAAGAGAGGATGAAATACGTCATACACTAACAAATACTGATACTAGAAATACTCAAAGAACAGGATTTATTAATAATACTAATACTTCTACAATTAATGGTCAAGAAGTACAAGAACGTCAGTCATTGTCTCAAGCACTAAAACCAAAAGCGGATTTCTAATATGCAGCATTTTTATGATGGTCAGATAAGAAGATATCTTTTACAAATTATTAGATTGTTTAGTAATTTTACTGTAAGAGCAGGTGATGGAACACTATCAAGAGTTCCAGTTGTGTACGGAGATGCTGATCGTCAAGCAGCAGCGATTATAAATCAAAATAGTGAAAACACTCTTATATCTGCGCCTAAAATTGCAGTTTATATCACAGACTTGGATTTAGAC